CGATCATGGCGATTGATGCGTTCTTAGGCGCTATTCTTCACGTATCAAATAAGCAATACAAAGAAGCACAGGAAGAAGATATGAAGTAATTGAAAGCCTACTCTCATTGCGAGGGTAGGCTCGTTTTTTTTATGCTATTTGTAAATTGTTCGCCAAATTGTTCGCTAAAAGTATAAGAACATAATAAAAACTCGCTATTTAAGCGAGTTTTCTACATATACTAAGGGGCGACTAATGAGGCAAACAATGTATATATGAATGCATGTGTATATCTCTTGAAAAGCACGTGTTCATTGAATATTTTCACATTCTGATTTTTTCTAACTTCTTGTTATATCGTACATATTTTTACTTAAATCTTGCAGTTGTTCGTTAAATGTTCGCTAAATTATAACTTTCGATTTTCGATTGCTTTTGCCTTATCTTCGTCAGTTGTGTATGCGTAATACAGACTCATGTTTTCATTAGCATGTCGCATCAATGCCTGGATAACTTTAGGATTTACATTTGCTTCGAATAAGTCTTTGCTAAATAGATGGCGTAACTTATATTGATTGAACGTAAAACCATACTTAGACTTGCATTTACGAGATACATTTACAATTAGAGTGCACACTAGATCAATGTCAAATGGCTTTCCGTCAATATCGGCTAAAAGTAATCCATGATTCTTTGACCACGCTATCATCTGTTCTAATATCGGTTTTAACTGCGTAGAGATAGGGATAATTGCATCAGAGTAAATTGTCTTAACTGGTACTATTTGGCGCTCTAATGTGCTTGTAGAGCCTACAGACTTATTGATTGATAATTGCATGCTTTCTAGGTCTATATCGCTCTTAGAAAGCGCATATACTTCTTGTGGCCGCAATCCTGTGTATAGCATAATCTGGCAAGCATACCAGATGGCGGAGGAACGGTGACGACCGGATTCACTTATACAGTTGTATTTTAATAATTCATCTGCAAATAGTACAAACTGTTCATAGGTAATAGAGTTATCTTTTTTCTTTCTCACAATCTTAGATTTTGGAACGATGACCATCTGCGAACGGTCAATTACTGGTATTTCTGCAGTAAGAGCAGCCTTGTATATCTGCCGCCAAATACACATGGCATGATTCATTTGCGCCTGTGTATGGTTTAAACAGTAGGCGTTTATGGACGACTGGACATCACTTGTGGTGACTTTTAGAATATCTTTCTTTTTTAAAGAATTGGGTATCATTGCTTTAAACATGCTATCGTGACGTTGCTTTGTTTTGATGGATGCCTGACGATCCCGCAAAGACTTCAAATAGCAATCTTCAACTGTCAGATGGTTCATGGCATATTTATCTACCTCTATCTCTTTTTGAAGTCTGTTTCTTGCTTCAATGGCTGCCATCTTTGCAAGTTTCTTATCACCGTCATAATCCGCAACGTAGAAGCGTCCACCGTTGATTGATCTAAGCATATTATCTTCGCGCACTTTTGCTTCGACTTTATAACCATTGCCTTTGGTTTTGGATTGGATCTCACGTATCCATTTTTCTTTCATACGTATTCCTTCCTATGACTTCATGTGATTGCCGCCAAAATATTCAGGGAAAGAAATTCTTATTACTTCCATTAATCTATCTTGTTCAATTGGGTCCATCTTACACATAGCTGCCTCGATCTCTTCTAAATACTTATCAAATTGATCCATAGTTACTCCTTTCTTGTTTTGCTCATTTATCTGTTTAAAAACCGATATTTTTTTATAGATATGGCTGTTTTTAAGTCTTTCAATGTTATTTTTAGCTTATTTATATAATCGAAAATATTTTATTTATGTTTTGCTTTTCAAAATGCAGGAATATAGATATATTTATATTGCCGACAGGACAGTGAGAACATCCTGCGGAAGTACTGAACAACTCGGGTGATCTGATCAATCGCCTTGTGCCGGCTAGAGTTTGTATGGGTCACGCTATACGTCGGGCGTAAGAGAGCGGCGTGTTTTTTTAATTTCGATTTTCTTGTTTTCTGACAATAAGGATGGTTATATTGTCGAAAAATTAAATTTTTGACACTAATGCAACCCTATGTTTAAATACGTGCAGAAAGGTTACTGGTCTTACCTTTTCTGGCAATTGCAATCTAAAAGAAATGATAGATTGCTTTTTATTTTCTTTTTTTGAATTACGTGCTATATTATAACTGTAAAGGGATCGCAATTTCGCGGTCGGAATACCACTTGTGAAAGTGGTATTTTTTTATGGAAAAATTTTTATTCCCAATCCAGCTATCCTATTTGGGGAACCGAGAAGCTTTTTTCTTAAAGTAGTAAAATTTTGGTCAGGACGTTGGAATTTACACCATTTAAAAATGGGATATGCACATAAATCTGCAATTTCTAATCCTATGTAGCTTTTGGATTTGTCTTTGCAGTATTTTGGATTAAAAAAGACACCTTTAATTTTTTTGAATTTTTCACTATCTACAAATTGAGTGCCAAATTGTATTGTTTTTACTAAGTATTTTAGCAACGCTCGATCAGCATCTTTACCGCGTGATTCAAGAATAATGATTGCTGTCTCATTATGATTTAAAGCTCTTGTGGCAATTCGCTCAAGGATGAATTCTGTTGCTAATGCATATGGGTCTCCACATATCGCATATTTATTTACTAAGGCAACTTTGTTGATGTATGAATCAACAATGCACATGTCGGTTTTACTGATTTCATCTGTCAAACGATTGAAAAAATCTTGTCGGTTAATCACTGAGTCATTGAAGGCGTTATGACCTTTATGTATCTCTGAAGTATGAAAACAAACACGTTCTAGATTTCCAGTTTTTCTATTAGGGAACATTCCATTTTGCCAAAAATCATGTTTAACTTTCAAAAATCTATCGCGAGCGTCAAAGAAAGAATCCTTCGACATGATACAAGCTGCCACGTTAAAAAACTTTGATCCATCATCTGGAGCAACATTTCTCTCCATCGCTCTTTTCAAAGAGTTTAATTCTGCACTCCCATTTTCATCCATAAAAACCACATGTGTAATTTCTTTAGGCCAGCTTTCTATGATAGTTGGCCTATTTTTCCAATCTTCGTTGCTACCGTCCATTTAATAATCACCAACCACTCTTTTATCGATTCTAAAATCTTCTTCTTATTTCAACAACTTCACCGATGATGATAACCGGTTTGTCTTCCACTTCCTGTGGGCTGAACATCATAGGCTGATACGTTGGATTGTACGGCATCAGTGTAATGCCGGCGTCGTTTATCATTAGACGTTTGCAGGTTGCTTCGTCGCCATTCACTTTTACAATTGCAATCTTCCCAGAATTGACATCTGGTGTGTACTTTACAATCAGGATGTCACCATCAAGGATATATGGTGACATTGAGTCACCTTTTGCAATAAGCCCGAAGTGTCCCTTTGCTTGACTTGGAACAACCTCGATCCATTCGATAACTTCCTCGATCGCCTCAATAGGCTCGCCGCAAGGGACGATGCCGAGAACTGGAATCATATTCTTTGATGTTTCGTTCATATTTCTTGCAGATTTATAAGGCTCAAAATTTTCTTTTATTTCAGAGCTGAAATCAGTTTCTAAATATGGAATAAATTGATCACAAATCATTTTAATTTTTTTGAGGTATTCGTTCGCGTCATCTTCCAAGATATCACCTCGTAGTTGATAAAGTTTTATAGAACGCTCTGCTTCAATTAAAGATTGTTCTATATCGTAATCTAAATCGTTTGACCTTGAGGTAATGAGAGGATTTTCTCTTGGGTTGTCTAAAAAACTAAGTATCTCTTTAACTGTAAAATCTGAAAACTTGTCATCAAAATCGTATGTACTCATCCTTGATATGCTATTAAATTCTCGTTGTTCTTCGTGAGTGAATATTTTGCGTCCGTAATATAAATCAGCATAATGAGCTTTTAATTGCTCTATAGTTGCAAATGAATAATCACTGTATCCATCCCAGCCGGTGGAACTCATAAATTCATTAAAATAATACTCAAAGAAATTATTTAATGTATCACCGGATGAAATTAATTGTTTAATAAAATAATCCATATTGATACGTTGAATATCCTTTTCGTCAACAGTGCTATAAGTCTCGACGGATAAATCAATCGAAACTAACGAATTTATATCAATGCCGAAAATATCTGATAACTTTCTTACTGTTTCCATAGTTGGGGTACGTAAATCGGTTTCCCACATTTGAATTGTTGATTCTGCGCGTTCCAAACGTTTTCCTAATTCGGACTGTGATAAATGTCTTTTTTTACGTAAAAAACGTATATTTTTAGCAATATAACTCATGTTGATTCCCCTTTCTATTAAGCAAATATTAGATGAAAAATCACAAAAAGTAAAGTTTTACCACACAAATAGCAAAATAATTATTGACACCACACAAATAGCAAAGTAAACTGTAGCTACAAGGAGGTTGAAAGAATATGAACGAGCCAATTAAATATACGCTTAAAGAGCTTAGAGCCAGACATAACCTTACACAGGATGATATGGCTAAAGCACTTAATTTAACACGCCAATCGTATATTAATATTGAAAAAAATCCAGAACGAGCCACTGTTGATCGTATGATGCAGATTGCTCGAATTTTAAAAGTAAGTATTGGCGAAATATTTTTTTGAACAGATACCACACAAATAGTGAAGTAAGTAAACGCAAGAAAGGATAAGCATGAACGATTTATTAAAGATTAACACAACAGATTCAGAACGCATCACAGTATCAGCAAGAGATTTATACAAATTCTTAGAAGCAACAGAGAGATTTAACAGCTGGTTTGAACGTATGAAGCAATACGGAATTATTGAGGGTGAAGATTTTACAAGTGTAAAAAGTTTTACGGTTGTAAATAATGGCGCTCATAAAGAGATTGATGACTACCAACTAACGATTGACACAGCAAAACAAATCGCAATGTTGCAACGTAACGAAAAAGGTACACAAGCAAGAAAGTACTTCATTCAAATCGAAAAAGAGTGGAATAGCCCTGAACGAGTAATGGCTAGAGCGTTAGAGATTGCACATAAAACAATCGCTACATTGGAAATCGAAAATAAGGAAATGAAGCCTAAAGCCTTATTTGCTGATGCGGTAGCAGCAAGCAACTCAAACATACTAATTGGAGATCTAGCAAAGCTAATCAAACAAAACGGGCACGATATCGGGCAAAAACGATTATTCGATTGGTTACGTGATAACGGATATCTAATTAAGTACGGTGCAAGTCGAAATATGCCAACACAGGTAGCTATGAATTTAGGACTATTCAAAGTGAAGGAAAGTACCTTCAACAATCCTGATGGAAGTGTACGTATTACCAAGACAACCAAAGTGACTGGTAAAGGTCAGCAGTACTTTATCAACAAATTTTTAGGAAGTTAGAAAGGAGAAGGCCAGCACATGTTAACGCCAGAAGATATTCAGAACATACAGTTAATCGACACCGATGAAATTGCTAAGCGGTTGCATTGTGGACCGGAAAGAGTTGGTTGGTATAGACGTGCCGGTTTACTGAAATACCGTAAATTTGGAAAGTTATGCTTAACAACCGAAGCAGAATATGCGGAGTTTATCCAAATGACTGCAGGTATGGATCTTAGCAACAAAATGAAAATCCGTTTAGCAGGATTGGAAATGAAAAAAGCGCCCTCTGACCAAAGAACGAGCGCTTAAGTGATGAACCTAAATCATCACTCAAATTCTAACAAAGAAAGAGAGAAAAGTAAAAAATGATTACAGTAGAAAATCACAAGGGAGCATTAGCACTATCAGTAAATGGAAAAGAACGAGATGTAGCATTCGAATTCGCAGCACTTCTGAAGTACTTAGATGAGCATCCAAAAATAAAGAATTTAGCAAATTTAATCGCCCAAAACGCATATGTGTGTAGCGAAGATTGCGGAAGTAAAGAAGAGGCAATCAAGAAAGCGGAAGATTACGCCAAAAATGGGAAGATTCCAAACAACAAGTTGAGCCATGAAGAAATCGAAAAAGCAATCGAACAGGCAGCTAAGAAACTAGTTGATAGCCTTAGAAAGTTGGCGAAAGATGACGAAAAATAGATTAGATCTAAGAGATTTATTGGAAGCAACCGTAATATATGGATTCTTTATTGCAGTAATGCTGACGGTAATTCTTTACATCGTAGGCATTGACCTATGGTGATGATTGCAGGCGGAATCGACATTCCAACAGAGTGGGCTAAGAAAGCCGTAATTCTAAAACACAATGAATCACTCGGAATACAACTAAACGAGCGCATGCTGCGTAAATGCATTCAGATATTCAATCAAGCATACGATGACAGACAGAACGATGAATACGTCGTCCACAGCTGCAAACATGGCTACAAATTAACAAGAGACAAAGCAGAAATAAAAAAGTCAATCATGGATAACGATAGACGCGCATTCACGATGCTAAAGCAGACTCGAAGAGTACGAAAGGTACTCGGCATGAAAGATCAAGTATCGTTGTTTGATTAACTTTAGAAAGAGAAAGGAATAATTTAACAATGAAACTCAACAGAGTAACAATAGACAACTTCCGCAACATTACACATGCGGAATATAACCTCGAAGATGTAAACATATTTGAGGGTCCGAACCGACAAGGAAAAACAAACACAATCCTGGCAATTTACTGGGCAATAACAGACTTCCTGATGGATGGCTCAAGCGATTATGCGAGTTTTAAGCCATTAGATGACACCAAGAAAAAGGTCAGCGTTGAGTTAGAATTCGATACATTCAAACTTAAAAAAGAATTCTACGAAAAGTGGACGAAAACACGCGGAAGCGAAGAAGAAACAATGACCGGCCACAATACCGATTACTTCATAGATGACATAAAAACAAAGGTCACCGACGCCAAGAAAGAACTAATGCAAAAGTTCGGAGTTGACGGAAAAACAGACATCGCCAAATTCGACCTGCTGCGCGCAGTTATGGATCCATACTATCTAGCAAAAAATGATTGGAAAGTAACGCGACAATTCATCATAGAACTTGTAGGCGACGTAGAAAACGCGGCGGTCATTAACGATAACCCAGAGTTAGAACCGGTCGCAAATAGATTGGCGCAAGACTGGTACGACACAGACAAGTCAAAGAAATTCTACAAGCAGCAAATCAAGAATTCTAACGACGATATCACACGCCTAGAGGGTCAGATCGAGGGATTGCAGATGGTCAAGGACGTATCGTCAGAAGATCTGCAAGCAGCGCAGGCAGAAATTGAAAACATCGACGCGGCAATTGCTAACACAAAGGCTGGTAAGAAAGATACATCGATCTCCGATGCACTTCAGAAGGAACTTACAGAATTGCAACAACAGGCGCTTGATATGGAAACGGCAGAGAGAGCCGAGCATAATGCGCAGAACGCGAGTGTTAGAGAAGCACGAGCAAATGCTCAAGCCAAGATTGCAGAGGCGCAGAAAGCAAAAGACGACGCCAGAAACGAGGTTATTCGAATCGATAATGAAGCGACAGATATCGACCTGAAAATTAACCGATTGAAACTGGATATCGGCGACAAAGAAAAGCGACTCGAACGATTAAGAAACGAGTACAAGAACACGAAAGCGCAGGCATTGCAGACAGAAGAAATCACCTGTCCAAACTGCGGTCATGTACTCAACCAAGATGCAATTGAGGCAGAGAAACAACGCCACGATGAGCGCCTTGAACAATTATTAAACGATGGAAAAAACGCTTCGCTTGAACTTCAAAATGTACAGTTCAAACTTGAAGAACTGCAGAAGCAAAGCAAGGAAATCGAACTAAAACAAGCACCTGCACATAGTGCTATGAACAGAGCAACCGAAGCACTGCAAGCATGTGAAAATGACTACCGTGCAATCAGTGAAAGACCATACATTGCAAGCATAGAGTTAAATAACTTGAAATCAGCGGTTTTAGAAAAACAAAAGGAACTGCAAAACCAACGATTAATAGAGAGTCAAGACACAAGCATGCATGATACGATTGCACGCCTGCAAGCACAGAAAGAACTACCACAGCAAGTGTTGAACCAGCACCATGCATTCACAGCAAATCAAGCACAAATCGGAAAGATTAAGGCACAGATTACAGCGGAACAAAAGAACCTGGTCACATGCGAGCAAGCGGTCGCATTAGTCGAAAGATTTATCCAATTAAAGCTGCAAGCATTCCAGGCACGCATTGAGTCAGTTTTCGGAACAAAGGTTCACTTCACATTGATAGAAAACAACATCAAAGAAGGCAGCTGGAACGAGGTGTGCTATCCAAGCGTATGCGACAAGGAAACGCCATTCTTGAACGGCTCCGGAAGCGAGCAAATCGTTGCCGGCATTTATATCGCGGAATGCATTAAGAAGAAGTTAAACATTGAAGATTTACCATTCATCTTTGACGAGTGCGACAAGTTAGACACACAGAGCCTCAAGGCCTTAGAAACAAGTGCACAGATCATTACAACAAAGGTGAATGATGTTGAACACAAAAAATTAACGCTAACAGCGAAGAAAGGTAAATAAATAACATGACACATAATAATACACCTGCAGCACAACATAACAATAACCAACTAAGTTTCAAGTCAGCAACCGGCCTGGGCAAGGCGCAAGAATACTACATGGCAGAAATCGGAACAATCGCGAGCAACAATAAGGTCGCACTCGACACTGAACAGGTAACATGCGGAAACAACATGATCTCCGCGATGTATAACCAAGCAGCAAAAGCAGGAGTCGCGCTAAACGGCTTCGATAGAAACGAGATAATTCAGATTTTGCAAAAAGCAACCATGCTCCGATTGAACGTAGCCGCAGAACCACACGAGTGTTATTTGATAACACGAAACCAAAAGGTCGGCGACTCTTGGGTTAAAAAATTCGAGTTCGGAATTGAGGGTGACGGCAACGACAAGCTGCTCCGCAAATACGGAGTCGACGTTAAAAAGGTCCATAAATTCTGGGTAGTAAGAGAACACGACGAGTTCACATATCCAAGCTTCAACGGCCTAGAAATTACGCCACCAACATGGCAGCCAAAAGACTACTACAGCAAAGTTACAAAAGTTGTATATCCGATTGAAAAAACAGACGGAACAATTGAGTGGAACATCGCAGAACGCGAAGAAGTCAAAATCAACTTACTAGCGCACATTAACCAGAACATCATGAAGAGCAAAGACTACACAGAAGCGACAAGGGCAAAGTTAACCGAACGCATTGCAAATATGACGCTTGACGAATTATTTGCGGACCAGGAGTGCTTGAAGATTATGAGTCCGGCATGGGCAGCACCACACAGCCGCGAAAGCATGATCCTGCGAAAGATGAGAAACAACGCAACACGTCGATATCCTAAGGAGTTCAGCTCCGCATTCCAGGAGTTGACATATTCCGAAGCAGTAGACGACACGCCACGTGACGCACGTATTGACGCAGAAGCGGCGCTTGAAGCAGAAGTTGAACAACACGCCGGCACGGAACAAATCGCGCCTACAGTGCAATTTGACGAAGCCACAGGCGAGGTTATCAGCGAAGCAACAGAAGAGCCAAAGAAAGAAACACGTACAACCGCGAAGAAAGCAACACCAAAGGCAGCGCCAACAGCAGAAGCTGTGCAGGAAATCACCTCAAACGACTGCCCATTCTAAGCCATAGAACAGAGAGGACGCGAAAATATGAAAATGATATGTTTCGGAAGTTCCTCTGCAGGAAATTGTTACTACATTGAATTGCAACGCAAAGGCACCCAACCTCCGGTTAAATTAATCCTGGAGGCTGGGTTGCCATACCGAGAAATAGCGATGAAAGCAGCAATCAACCAGGTTAAGTTGGCAGAAGTTGACGGCGTCCTGGTTACTCACGGCCACGCAGATCACTGCCGGTCGGTAGAAGATTTCAAACGCAGAGGTGCGAGAGTTTACGCCAATAAATACATAACAGCAGGTGATCCAGAAACAACACTAACAGCAGGCACGACAAAGGTCGTGGCGCTAGATACGACGGTAATCCCATTCGAGGTAGAACACGATGCAAACGAGCCGCTGGGCTTTGTAATAAGCACAGGAGTAGAAACAATCCTATTTGTCAATGACTCGAAATTCTACAAAGCACGCATGGACGGTTTGCAATTTGACTATGTAATGATTGAGGCCAATTATGACGGCCAGGTCTTACACTTCGCGCTGGAGAACGCAAAGGCAGAGAACGACCTCGGAAACATCCGCAGGTACGAAAGAATAATAAACAGCCACATGAGCCTAAGCAATTGCATAAAGCACCTGGAGCGGTTAGATCTAACCAAGTGCAAGGCAATATTCTTAATGCATTTAAGCGACAGGCACGCGCAGCAATTTAAGTTCAAAGAAGCAGTACAGAGAGCAACAGGGGTGCAGACATTCGTCTGTAAGAAAGCTGGAGGGATGATTTAATGGCAGAAAGAAGAATGTTTGCAAAAACCATAATCGACAGCGATGCATTTCTCGATATGCCGGTGACCGCGAGATTACTTTATTACGATTTAGGAATGCGAGCCGATGATGATGGGTTTGTCAATTCGCCAAAAAAGACAATGCGCATAACAGGCGCGTCAACCGACGACATGAATATCTTAATCATGAAGAAATTTATAATCCCATTTGATAGCGGAGTGGTTGTAATTAAGCATTGGAGAATTCACAACTACATCCGAAAAGACACGTATGTTGAAACAAAATACAAAGACGAAAAAGAGCAGCTGATGCTTGATGAAAACAATGCATATACAGTCAAAAAAATGACGCTGTTACAACTTTGTGACGAGTACGTGGACGAGCCGTCGACACAGGATAGGTTAGGTAAGGATAGGTTAGGTAAGGATAGGTTAGAAAAGAATATAGGGGATGCCGTCGCACCCCACGTACAAGCGGAAACTATCAACCAAAACGAAAATAGTGATGCCGTTGCACACAAGAAAACAAAAAAGTTCGTTAAACCTACAATCGAAGAAATCGAAGCATTTGCAAAAGAACAAAATCTAAGAAACCTAGATGCGCAATATTTCTATGACTATTACGAAAGCAATGGCTGGATGGTTGGCAAAAATCACATGAAAGACTGGAAAGCAACAGCCAAGAATTGGAACAGACGCCAATTCAATACAAGCAGGCAGAAGGTGAACGTTGTAAAAATGCCAGATTACATGAGAGAACAGGTTGATGCAAAGACGTTTGGAGATTTGGAAAAAGAGGGGAAGTGCCCATTTTGATTAGCCAAAAGACAATAGATTTCTTTAAGCAGACAACGCCAAAATTAGACTTCCAATTACACTTTCAAGATTTTACAGACGACCAAGTTCGAAAGGCGTACGCAGCGTGCCGGCCAAATACAGCGTGGGGATTGCTTGATTATCTGTATGAACATGCAACGGATAACGAAGTTAAAGCACATATCACAGGCTTCAAAGACTACGCACACAGAAGAAACGCATTGATGAGATGCGCCGCAATCATAGCTGCACATGACGCAGAAACAAAAGAGCAGCTGCAAACCTGGTGGAACACATACGCAGATCCAGAGAACCCACTAACAGAAACAGAAGTACAGACGATATGGAGAAAGGACTAAACCATGAAAAAAGAATTCATAATCAACGATAGAGAAAACAACAAACGCTTCAGAATTTCAGCGAATGACGAAAAAATTTATATTCGCGAAGAAAACCCAGAATATCCATTCAACACAATCGGACGAGTAGCAGTTAATAAGGCAGCACTAATCCAAGCGTTAATGGAAATCGAAAAAGACAAGGCGGTGGGGAAGCATGCCAGAAGTTAGCGCAGAATACGGTGACAAGATCCCAAGCCTACCGGTTGAAGCAAGAGCAATCCTGCACCGGTACAAAGAGATCCATAACTGCGTGAAAGTCACAATGGTGAACGATAGCAATTTATTAGAATTCGATAAGCAGAGAACAATCAACAAACCTACAAAACACGGCCTAGAAGAACGCGTTTATTATGACGAACACATTTATCTGCAGGTGAGAAAAAACGGCGAATTCAAGGCAATGCAGAAGTACACGACATACCTGGTTGATGACTTAATTAAGGCACCGTTTGTGATGACGGATCAGGAGTACGTCGATTATTACGGATATACCAGAGGGGAAGTGGCAGCATGAAGCAGAACGAAAAGAAGAAAAGAAATAATCTCGAATTGATTTATCTGGACGGCGGTTATTACGCCGTCCACGATGACAACGGCCAGTGGTTAGTCATGAAGAGAACGCAAGGAATAAAAGGGCCGAAGTTCATCGCACAGCGACAATGCAGTTCATTGAACGCATGCCTTGAAGTTGTATACACAGTCAGAAAAGAGCAAGGAAACGAAAAAGCAGCTGCAGATATTGCGCGCAGAATGGTTTATTCAGATATTCAGAAAGGAAAATAAAAAATGAAGAACAAAGAAAAATATTCTCTTAATAAATTGAGAATTTCTGTCACATACGCAATTGTGGGTATTGCGGACATAGAAATTCATCATGGTATAAAGCGTATTTATTACAAAAGTTATGATGTTGAAGAATTTGCTTCACGATGGATAATTGATTTCATTAAGTGGTTAGAAAAAGATGATGGGAAAGAGTGCAAGCCTACAATCTTAACCAATGAAGAAAAGGCTTATTTATCTGCCGTAATAAAGCCATTTAGGGAAAAAGTGGGATACGTTAAGAAAATAGATTGTGGAAAAAGAGAATTTTTAAAAATTTACTTGGAAGATGATAGTATTCCATTTCCATTCTTTACAAAAGGCACAATGTACAAAGGTATGGAAGCAGATAAAGAATACACCTTAGAGGAACTTTGGTTATGAGCAAATACATAGTACCGATGAAAATTCCTAAGCATTGCAACAATTGCCCGTTTGGACATCTACATTATCATCACCCTTTTTGGTCGAATGGTAGTTGGTTAGACCCAATAGACAAAAAAGAAAACAAACCTGATACATACGGATATGTTTGTAACGTTGATTTTTCGAAAAATGGGAAATATACCAAAGTCATGCGTGCAAAATGCGGAAAAAATATTAAAAAGCCGAAGTGGTGCAAATTAGAAAGTGTGGAAGAATGAATAAATATCAAGAAGCGTTAGAATACCTAACGGAAGAAGCGTACTCAAACTATTTTAGAAAATACGTGCGGACATCGAAAGAAAAAGTGAATCTATTTAAATCATCCAAATACCTACAAGAATTAGTTGATAAGGCCACACCACACAAATTGTTAAAAAACGGATTATGTAAATGCGGCGCGAGGGTGCTTGTTTCTTTTCAGGATTATTGTACTCAATGCGGGCAGGCAATAGATTGGAGTGAAGAATGATTAACGAAGACCCATACAGAGAAGACCTGCAGGTGGTTGACAGAGAATTAAGAAATCACTACGAATACAGACGTCAACTAGAAGATGTGAATTATCGCATAGCTGAAATCGATGCACAGCTGACTTCGATTGGTAGTCCTAGAATCATGAGTCCAGATGAAGCAAAGTACCAGAAAGGCACTAGGATTTATAGCGATATCAATATGCTTGAACTATTCCAGGAACAGGACCTGTTAATCAAGCAGAAGCAAGAACTGCTATACTTGATTAGCCGTGTGCAGGTGAAGCTAAACAAGCTGAACGACGAGGAGTTGAAACTTATTGAGCAGAGGTATAAGTATAAAAAGACTCTGAGAGAATTGGCACAGAATACCTATAACGGCAAAAGCACAATGTCTAGAAAACTGGATGACATTTTGCTAAAACTTCTGTAAAACTAAATTTTGGGACATGTCCCACGACTTTTAGCTGTATAATGGGCGTAGGCGAAAACCATGAGCAATCAGCTTATGGTTTTTTCGTACATACATTCGAAGCTATCAGCAGTTTCCCTCTGAAATTAATTTGGCTTATCTTCCATGTGTACTCATATGACATATTTTGCTGATAGTTTCCAATGTGTGTATGACGTAGAAAGGGGCGAGCCTATGAAGAAATTAACAGATAAGCAAAAGCGTTTCTGCGAAGAGTATGTGGTCGATCTCAATGCAATACGTGCTTACAAGTTAGTATATACTAACTGTAAAAGTGATAGAACAGCATCTGCTAATTCTAGTAGACTGCTAGCAAATGCTAACGTTGCCGCGTACGTGCGTGAGCTGAAGGAACAGATTGCGCAAGAAGTTAAGATAACTGCAGCAGATGTGCTCAAAGACCTTATTGAAGTTAAAAACAGATGTATGCAAGCTACTCCTGTTAAAGTGTGGGATTCCGATTTGCACACTTATGTTGATTCTGATGCTGAATTTACCTTTGACAGTAAAGGAGCTAATACGGCCTTGAAACTGATAGGCGAACATTTAGGCATGTTTCAAAAGAGAGTTGAACTTTCAGGTGGACTAGAAACAAAGCAGTCTAAGGTTGATGATGTAATCGAACAGTTGAAGGTTGCTGATGAAGAATGAGCGATTTGCGATTAATCTTATCACCTAAGTTCAAAGCATTTCTAAAGTATGATGCAGAACTGGAAGCACTTGAAGGCTCAACTGCTGCAGGCAAGACAACTGTTGGAGTTTATAAGTTCATCTTGAAGGTTTGGCAATCCCCAAAGAAGCTTCACATCATCGCAGGTGATGATACAGGTACGGTAGAAAAGAATCTGATTAACAAAGACTTAGGGATTCTGGATGATTTTGGAGACTTGGTGGAGTATCGAGGCAATGGATCTAAAGAGTACAAGATGCCGCACTTGATCGTGCACGCCACGACTGGAGATAAGATTGTCTTCATCGTTGGCTATTCCACAAAAGAGAAGTGGAAGGATGCATTAGGTGGCCAGTATGGTTGCTTACTTATTGACGAGGTAAACACAGCAAACATGGAGTTTGTGCGCGAATCTATTATGCGTGCAGACTATACCATGATGACATTGAACCCTGATGATCCATCACTCCCTGTATACAAGGAGTACATCAACCGTTGCCGTCCTATTCAGAAATGGACAAAGGAAACACCACAGGAGATTCTAAATGATTTAAACGAGCCGGAGCATCCAAACTGGATACACTGGTTTTTTAATTTTGATGATAACTATGGATTATCTGCAGAAAAGAAAAAGCAGATCATCGAATCAGTGCCTGTTGGTACAAAGCTTTGGAAGAATAAAATCAAGGGGCTTCGTGGAAGAGCCACAGGGCTTGTTTTTAGCAACTTCGAACGTAAGACGAATGTTATTACATACGAGCGATTAATCGCTCAAATAGGCGGCAAAGACAAGTTCAGGAAGGCCTTTAAGGTTTTCACTGTAGGTATTGATACAGCCTACTCACAAAAGTCACCCGATACGATTGCAATGTTGTTCCAAGGAATAACAGTTGATGGCAAGCTGATTACACTTGATGAAGAAGTTTACAACAACGCGGATCTACAGATTCCGATTGCACCAAGCGACACAGTACAAAGATTAGTTGACTTTGCAGAACGCAATCGAGAGAAGTGGGGATATGCAAAGTACATGTTCTTGGATTCGGCTGATCAAGCGACCATAACGGAATGGCAAAAATACAAACGTTTGAACGGTAGCATCTACGAGGTGATACCGGCATACAAGAAAACAAAGATTATTGACCGTATCAACCTACAGCTAGGATGGATTGCTAAAGGCGATTACCTAGTATTAGACCATTGCAAGAAACATATACACGAGCTGGAAGTGTACAGCTGGAAGGAAAACAAATACGAACCTGAAGATGGCAATGATCATACGATCAATGCAAACCAGTATGCTTGGTTGCCATTTAAGAGAGAAATAGGAATTGGAGGAAAGTAACCAATGGGTATTGGAATGAACATCAAGCAAGCTATTCAATCATGGCTTGAAATAAAGCCTGCTGATCGAGAAGCGGTAACGATTGACGAAGCCTACGATTATGAATTTAATGCGGGTATAAACCGAGTATGGATGCGTGGCCAACCAGCAGAATTATCAGCGCTCTATAAGCAGATAAAGGATACTGACAATAAGAATGCCACATTCTGGGGAGCAACACCGTCTACACCAATTCACAAGATTCATACAGGATTGCCAGGATTAACGGTAAGAGTGCTAACGGATATTGTTATTCGTGATTTGAATAAAATCGAAGCCAATAAGCGTAATGACGAATGGCAGAAGATTGCAGATGATAACAATTTGAAGAAACTTTTTAAACAAGCAATCAAAGATACTCTGTATGTTGGGGATGGTGCTTTCAAGATTTCAGTTGATAGCGATGTTTCGGATGAGCCAATCATTGAGTTTTATCCAGGAGATAAGATTGATCTAATCTACAAGCGTGGAAGATTAGTGGAGATTGTTTTTAAGACTATTAAGGTTCAAGAAGGTACAACGCGTAAGTACTTACTAAAGGAACGCTATGGATATGGCTATGTTAAGTATGAGCTATATCACGTGAATGGATACAGCCTAGATAAGACAGACTTGTACGAGCTGGAAGAAACAAAGGACCTAGTAGACGTGCAGTTTGGTGGGTATAACGAGGAAACAAAAATGAAGGGAAGCTTTATGATGGCCATCCCTTTTTCAATTTTTGAATCAACAATGTATAAAGGCCGTGGTGAGTCAATTTTTGATAAGAAAAAGGACTCATACGACGCTTTAGATGAGGTTGTTTCGCAATGGGCAGATGCGGTCAGAGCAGGGCGTGCGACAAAGTATATCCCTGATTCATTAGTACCTAAAGGCGCTAATGGAATGGACCTACTACCAAATGACTTTGATGACCGTTTCATCAAAACAGGTAACGCAATTGGTGAAGATGCAAAACAGCAAATCAGCGTTGTACAGCCTTCAATCCCAACAGAGAACTATCTGCAGAGCTACATTACTTATTTGGATCTATGCCTACAAGGCTTAATTAGTCCATCCACATTAGGCATTGATACGAAGAAGTTAGAGAATGCTGAAGCTCAGCGAGAGAAAGAGAAAACAACACTGTATACAAGAAATGCAATCATTGAAGCCTTTACAGAAATGGTCCCTAAACTGATTACAAGTGTGCTTATGGTAAAAGACGGAATGACAAATAAGGGTTTGTCGCAATTACTCGATCTTGATGTGAATGTTGATTTTGGAGAGTATGCAAATCCGTCGTTCGAAGCTGTTGTTGAGACAGTTACAAAGGCTAAGCAAGGCGGTGTTATGTCAATTAGAACAGCACTTGATGAAATGTATGGCGAATCTAAAGAGGATGCATGGAAAGATGAAGAAGCACAACGCATTGCTGAAGAAAGCGGTGCTGTGCAGTTGCCTGAACCGAATGTGCCTGCAGATATGGATATGCTTAGTTAATGGATTACGATATTGCTGAAGCGTTTAGACGTATCGAGCTTGAACTGATTTCGTCTATGAAACGTAACTGGCAAAGGCACAATGAAGAAGAAAATAAATACGGCTTCACCTGGTCTAGATGGCAGGCAGAGCAATTAAAGTCTTTGGAGGAATTCAAGAAGAAAAATCCAAGACTTTTTTCTTCAGAATTCAAAGCAATCAATGAGCAGTTTCTTGATAGCATTCTTGGTCAAAAAGAAACAAACTTCTTTGGGGTACATTCTCGTAAGGTGCGGGCTTTAGTTAAAGCGACAACCGGTGATCTAGCAAAGGCTGAACATGCTATGCTACGTAAAGCTAACGATGAATACCGCAAAGTCATCTACAATGCTCAAACGTATTTAGCAAGTGGCGCAGGAACACTTGATAAAGCGATTGATATGGCCAGTAATGATTTTCTTACTAGAGGCATTAATTGTGTTGTGTACAAAGGTGGCAGACACGTCAACATGGCAACGTACTCAGAGATGTCATTACGTACAACAAATAAGCGAATTGGCATGTATGCAGATGGTGCTAAACGTCAGGAGTTAGGTGTACATACCGTAAAGGTATCAAAGTATGGTATGTGTTCTAAAACATGCCAACCGTGGCAGGGGCGTGTGTATATTGACGACGTGTATAGTGGAGGAACACCTGAAGAAGCTGAAGAACTTAACTTACCTTTGTTGAGCACGGCTATATCTGGTGGCTTATTCCATCCAAACTGTAAACATCACCTAAGCACTTATTATCCTGGTATGGATAACGACGATGATGGTGATCCAAGACAGCCAACATATGAGAATCCACCAGGCACACAAGAGCATCATTATCTGCAACATCAGATCCAGCGTGAAAGAAGATTGCAGGTCGGTTCTTTAAGTGAAGATAAAATTAGAGAACATGCGGATAAAGAACAACAGTTAATAGGGCTTGATGAGAAGTATGTAAAACAAGCAGAGCAGTACGATAAAGAACGTTTCATGGCAATACGCGATGGGGAGATGATGGGCGCGAATTTACAAGGTGACTATAAGGATATTCCGACAGAAGTGTTACAGGGAGTAGATAAAGCTTTACATAACTTAATAGATAAAGAAATCCCTTCTTTAAAGAACGGGATTAGCGAAATCTTTTTCAAACCTATGAATCTTAAAAACTTAATGTCAACAAAGAATCTAGATAGTGATTTGAGAAGCGTATTGAATATAAATAGTAACTATTTTTCTAATGCTAAAGCTATTGAAAAAATATCGGAACTGAACTATACGGAACTATCGCCTAAAAAGACATTAGAAGATTATTTGAAACATGAGTTATGCCATGTGTTAGAGGATAAATACAATATTAGGATAAACACAGATAGTGTGGGAGTTCCTAATGTTGAAAAAATCATTAATGACTGTAATCAACATACATATGCGACTGAGTTATTAGATGAAGCTCTGGAAAAATGCGGATTAAATAAATCGGATGAAATTATTAGTAAATATATTTCAAAATATGCTACATATACCGATAGCGAAGCCGTAGCTGAGGCATTTTCTAGTATAGCTAACAATAAAGTTTGTAATACGATCAAATCTCTGGTAAAATCAAAATGGATAGGAGGTAAAATATGATTCCGATTATTGGTAAATTAATCTCTGGAAAAATTGAATTTATTCACAATGATGTAATTGTGAAAAAAGGAGTCGTACTAACTCCAGAAGAGCAAGAAGAATTCGATTTACTTAGAGAAGCGTTACATTCAGAAGATAGATAATAAGTTTTTTATCAAGCATCCTAGAGCAGGGTGCTTTTTTCATGCATGAAAGGAGAAAGGAAATGGTGCAAGTAAAAGTAACACAGGATTATTTTGACAGGGAGCAAGATAAATTGATGATTGTTGATGATCAATTTGAATGTTCTCAAGAACGTGCTGAGATTCTTACGATGTTCGGAGTAGCAGAAATCGTAAGTGAAGGTGAAGAAATCATCGAAGAAACAGAAGCCACTGCAGAAGAGTAGTGGCTTTTCTTATGGCCAATCACGATATGCCTTAAAAACTGTGCGTGTTTGATTTAAGGGAGACACCCAAAAAAAAACAGGAGGAACTATGAAAGAAGTATTAAAGTATCCGCTTCACATTCAGTTTTTTGCTGATGATGGAGCACAACCAAACACAGGAGATGGAAATGACAACAATGGTGCTTCACCTAGCGCGCAAGGGGCAAATCCAAGCGTTTCTATCGACTACGACAAGATTGCTGATGTTTTAGATAAGCGTGGGTCACAAGCTCAATATGCTGCCTTGAAAGGGTATCTAAAGGAGCAGGGTGTATCTGCTGATGAAATGGATAAGGCAATCAAAGAGTTCAAGGATAAGAAAGAAGCTGACAAGCAATCTAAAGAAAAAGAACAAGCAGACATGCTTGCAGAAAATCGGCGATTAAAGCTACAGATTCAAAATATTGAAATCGATAAGAAGATTTCAGAACTTACTGAAGGTGTCAGCGCCGAAAAATTACCTTTCTTAGCAAAGCTTATTGATCGTTCCAAGTTGCTAAACGATAAAGGGGAAATTAATGAAGATAGCGTTAAAGCTGCTATCGAAGAGGTAGTAAAGGCCTTCCCTGATTTCAAGGTACAGGCTGGAGCGACAACACAAGGTTTCACAAAAATCGGAGCAGATGGCTCCAACTCAAAGGCATCATTAGACGATGTCCTTGCCAAAAATTTTGGTGTTAAAAAATAGGAGGAATTTAAATGACAAATACAATCGAATATGCAAAGAAGTATGTACCACTCTTAGATCAAGTTTATGCACTCGCATCATTAACAGCTGATCTAGAATCAGATCCAGAACTAGCTAAAGAAGGAGCAAACGCAAATGAAATCGTTATTCCTAAGTTAGAGATGGATGGTTTAGGAAAGTATGACCGTAATGAAGGTTACACAAAGGGCAACGTTAAGTTCAAGTATGAAACTGTTAAGTTCAACTATGAGCGTGGTCGTGCATTCAATGTAGACAACATGGATGAAGAAGAAACAATGAACGTGATTGCTCCAAAGATTATGGGCGAATTCACACGTACAAAGGTTGCTCCTGAAGGAGATGCATTTACTTTTGCTAAGTTAGCAGGTAAGACAGGCGTTTCAAGCGCAACTGGTGCATTAGCTACTGGAGAAGATGCAGTTAAAGCTCTACGTGCAGCATCTACAAAGATGGATGAAGACCAGGTCCCAACAGAAAGCCGTATCCTTTACATCACGCCTACATTAAAGGGCTTGATTGATGATCTAGACACAACAAAGTCTAAGGCTGTTCTAAACAAGTTCTCAAAGGTTGTAGAAGTTCCACAAGCTCGTTTCTACACAACAATTGATTTACTTGATGGTAAGACAAGCGGTGAAGAAGCTGGTGGTTTCAAAAAGAATACATCCGGTAAGGAAATCAACTTCATGATCGTTGAAAAGAGCGCTGTATTGAAGTACAACAAGCACGTCGCTCCTAAGATTGTTACACCTGACCAAAACCAAACAGCAGATGGCTATATCTTTGGCTACCGCAAGTATGGCTTAGTAGACGTGTACGAAAACAAGCTCGCCGGCATTTACTGCCACCACGTTGCCTAATAAGAGGTACAGATTATGGCAGAAACAGTAGGAAAAATCTTCGTTAAAGAAGTGGATCTAGAAGAAGTTGAACAAGTTGAGCCTATTGAGCCAATTATTGAACCGGAGATTCAGCCTGAAATCGAAGAAACGAGTAAGAAAAGCAACAAGAAATGAGGTGATGTAAATGCAATACGTCGATAAAGCGTATTACAAGGACACCTATAACGGTATTATCTTGACTGAGGATAATGCTGATAGATATTTAAAGATTGCTTCGCGGCAAGTTAACACTATCTGTAGAGGAAGAATCGAAGGGATGGGCTTTGACAGCCTGTCCCCTTTTCGTAAGTCTTCTATACAAGAGGTGATATGCCGGCAAGCAGAATTTCTTTATCAAAACGAAAGCATGTTAGAAACATACTTAAGTAGCTATGCAATTAACGGTGTTTCAATGCAGTTTGGCCAATCATGGAATCTACATGTAGAAGGTGGGATTGCAATTCCTGAAGAACTGTATCAAGCGTTACTTAGAACTGGTCTTTGCTATAGAGGGTTTGGCTATTATGGGTAGTTGGCCATCTTTGGTTTTACCACAGTTCTGCAAGACTCCAATTCATCTGATTTTCCATCAAGAAGGAATTGATGAAGATGGCGCACCGGTCAAAGCTTTAGAGTTGGATGCCTTGTGTAATTATCAAGGCTCTGCAAAGCGCGTACGTACCGATAAAGAGACGTTTGTGCAGTTGACAGGTATTTGTCTATTTAACGGAGATATAGCCCCTAGCGTGCTTGAAATTGGCACAGGCGAGGCGATTATCTTCGGAGAGAAGAGGACCATCGTTTCTGGGAAGAAGGCACGCAACCCTGATGGTAGCGTGAATTATTGTGAGGTTGATCTTGGGTAAGGTTAGAATCCATTACGGAAACGTTGCTACATTGCGAGATGGATTACGGCAGGCGTTGTATAAGACGGCTGATGCTATCCGTACAGATGTGAGAGATAAGCAAGTGATACCGTTTGATAAAGGAATCCTGCAGGAGAACACGTTCGTTGATGACACGCGTAATCCTGATAACGCTTATGTTGTTTCATCCACTCCATACGCTCGCAGGCTTTATTTTCATCCGGAATACAACTTCCGTACAGAAAATAATGAGCATGCAGGTGGTAAGTGGTTTGAACCGTGGACCTCTAAAGGCAAATATGCAGGTTGGGTAAAAAGACGATTTGAATCGTTTGTAAAGGAGTGTGCAGATGTCTAGTACAATGAGACTTTATGAAATTAGAAACTGGTTGAAAACACTAAATTTATTTGAACATTACTATATCGGTAAGTTAGATCAGAAGCCTGATAAGGCAATAGGTGTTTATCAGTTGTCTAGTTCTGGTAGTCCAATAACAGCATTAGGAAACAAGTCCTCTTACAACGTTAAACGCGCATCGTTATTGATTCACTGGAACAACAATGCCAGGGAAACCGATGAAGCGGCAAATACGCTTTTTGAAACAATCATGAATGCAAAACATCCAACTATAGGTGATTGGAAAGTGCAGTTTATTAACATGCTAGTCCCAGAACCACAAGACGTTGGAACGGATGATAAAGGAATCTATGAATCAGTCATAGAAATTGAAATATATTACGAAAGGAAATAAATAATATGTCTGAAAAATATACAGGTGTATTCCCAGTATTTAACAATGAATTCAAGTTTGATATTGGCACAAAAGATACTCCAAAGAAGGTTAATGTAGCTGATTTGGAGTCATTTTCAGTATCATTCTCTAATGGTATTGAAAACTGGAATCCAATGGATACAAAAGGTTGGCAACGTGGTCTGATGACTTCCAAGTCTTTGAAGATTGAATTTAAGGGTAAGAGAAACATCGGCGACGAAGGAAACGACTACATTGCTTCTCTTGCTTTCAAGACAGGCAAGGAAGCTACAATTCCATTTGAATGGACAATGGTAAGTGGTGCGAAGTTAGCCTTCAATGCAATTGTGGATGTCACATCTGCTGAAGGTGGAGACTCAACAAATGTTGGAGCGTTAGAGTTCACTGTTAACTCTGATGGAAAGCCAACTTATACTCCAGCAGTTTAAAAACAAAAAATAGAAAGGAATGGGCGGTCAAGACGGCTGCCCTTTTAAATGTATATGGGAAAAATTATCGATATTAGTGCAAAGCTCGTAAATGAGCCTAAGTTCTTACAAGTTGCAGAAGGGAAAACTTATAAAGTTGACGACCGCAAAAATACAGTTCTACAGATGAACGCATTGCTTAATGAGGGTGCAGCTTCCGTAGAAGGAATCGATAAGGCTATTAAGTTAGGTCTTGGAGAAGAGGCTTTTAAAGAAATTGAAGCAATGGAGTTATCTATTACAGCTTATCAATCACTATTTATTGGCATGATGGCGCTTGTTACAGATAAGTCATTTGAAGAAATGGAGCAGACTTTTCGTAACACCACAGCATAACGATGAGTCTTACTATGACTTGTTTGAGGATTGGGATTTAATCGATGCTTCAGTTACTCAGCAATACGGAATCCGTTTAAGATATGAGCCTGAAATGCAGTGGGGAGAGTTCTGTACTCTACTTACTGGATTGAATGGTGATACGCCATTGGGACATGTGGTTGATGTTAGATCCACTACGGATAAAGAACGCATAAAAAACATGTCTGCAAGCGATAAAAGGATACGAGCTGAGTGGCAGGCAAGACAGAGCAATAAACCTATCGATAGCAAGTCCTATATGCAGTCTATGAGAGCCCTTGAAGAAGCCATGAAGGCATTGGCTTCGTAGAAATGAGAGGTGATTAGATGGCAACAGAAGTAGGGTCCGTTGAATTAGGTGTCAAACTGAATGACAATCTTGAAAAAGATGTAGCGAAAGTTGCTAATAAGGCAGATAGCATCTTAACCGGTAGGTTTAATGCTATTGGCGCTACGATTGGCAAAGTTTTGGCCATTACAGCTTTAGCGAGATTCGGATCGCAATGTATTCAATTGGGCTCTGACCTTGCTGAAGTCCAAAACGTTGTTGACGTTACATTCCCTACAATGTCAAAACGTGTAGATGAATTTGCACGTAACGCAATAACAAGTATTGGTATGTCGCAAAAGGTAGCTAAAGAGTACATGGGACAACTTGGTTCTATGGCGCAGGCATTTGGCTACGGAGAAGCTGCATCGTACGATATGGCTTCGGCTATCACGACATTAACAGGTGATGTGGCATCGTTCTATAATCTATCGAATGATGAGGCATTCACTAAGCTGAAATCTGTATTTACAGGTGAAACAGAATCACTCAAGAGCTTGGGTGTCGTTATGACTCAATCAGCTCTTGATGAATATGCTTTGGCAAATGGTTTTGGTAAAACAACAGCCAAGATGTCAGAGCAAGAAAAGGTAGCATTACGATTAGCATTCGTACAGAACGCGCTTTCTAATGCTGCAGGAGACTTCGAAAGAACATCAGACGGTTGGGCAAATAGTACACGTGTCTTATCGCTTCGTTTCGAAGAGCTTAAGGCGACAATTGGTCAAGGTTTGATAAATGTATTAACTCCAATTATTGGCGTCATAAACGTCATTCTAGGAGGCCTACAGACACTTGCTAATTACTTCGTTGCATTCACCAGATTATTAACTGGTGGTAAAGGTGCGGCAGGTGCTACAGGTGCAATAGCTTCCAATATAGGTAAGGCTGGCGCCGCTGCAGGTGGATTAACCTCTGGGCTTGGCAAGGCAGGTAAAGCTGCAGATAAATTAAAAGGATCACTAGCAGGGTTCGATGATTTGAATGTGTTACACGATTCAGAAGATTCAGGAGCCGGTGGCGGTGGAGGCGCTGGAGGCGGTGGTGCCGACTTTGGTTCTTTAGGTATTCCTGATGGCTCAATCGACATGAGCGGTGTAGACGAGATCTACAATCGCGTTAAAGGAGTGTTCGATAAAGTTACTGGATTTTTAAAAGACCACAAAGTAATCATCACTTCACTTTTAGGTGGAATGTTTGCAGGATTTGCGACTTTTGGAATCATAAAGAATTGGAGTGCTATTAAAGGTGTATTCACTGGACTTTTAGCACCACTAAAGTCCTTAGCAACAGGGTTTTCTACTTTCTTCACAGGCATAGCTAACGGTGAAGGGGTGCTGACATCGTTACAGGCAGTCTTTGGTACAGCAACTGGAACGGCTTTATTCTTCGCTGCGATTGTAGCTGCAGTATCTGCAGCGCTTATTTATTTGTATCAGACAAGTAGCGATTTTAGAGCTTTAGTACAGACAGCACTAGATAGCTTGTTAGGCATCCTAAGCAATCTATGGAATAACGTTTTAGTTCCTTTAGGTGCATTTCTGTTAGATGTATTCAACACGGTCATCGTACCGATTGCTACTTTCTTAGCGCAGGTATTTGTTAAAGCTGTTGATGTACTATTTAGCGGACTGCTTTCACTTTGGAATAACGTACTTGCACCAATAGCCAATTTCTTGGTAACAGTCCTAAGCATTGCCTTAAAAACAATTGTAGATGTGTGGAATGGTTGGAAACCTGCCATTGAAGCAATTGGAGCAGGTGTTGCATGGGTTTGGAACAATATATTATCTCCACTATCGGATTTCATTAAAGGAGCTATGTTGGATGCATTTGCGGTTCTTGGCAAATTCGTTGATGAGTTATTGAAGAGTGCAACTTCGATGTTCAAAGGCTTTTCTGATTTCTTGATTGGTATCTTCACATTAGATGTTGATAAAGCTATGCAAGGAGTCCAGGAAGTCCTTCGTACATTCTTAGGTTTCTTGGATAGAGTTTTCGGAACAAATTTCAGCTCATCGTTTAAGTTTATCAACGGAATCGTAATGGCGTTCTTCAGTGGAACACAACAAATTTTCGATGGTATCAAACAGATATTTGGTGGCTTGATTAATTTTATCCAGGGAATATTCACAGGAAATTGGAAACAAGCTTGGCAGGGTATTGTCGATATATTCGGTGGTATTTTCAGTACGATTTCAGGTGTGGTAAAAGGACCAATCAATGCGGTTATTGCTATTGTCAATGGTGCAATTAACCGAATCAACGGTGTAGGCTTCACTGTACCGGATTGGGTGCCTATTATCGGTGGTAAAGGCTTCCGAGTAGATTTACCTAATATTCCAGCATTGGCACAAGGTGGATATGTTGGAGCGAATGCTCCACGATTAGCTTTGATTGGTGATAACCGACACGAAGGTGAAATCGTTTCGCCTGAGAGTAAGATCTATGAACAGACCAAACGTGCGATAGATGATGCACTGATGTCATCACAAGGCGGTAATGGTCAAGAAGTAATTATCCAACTAATGTATGAAATCTTAGAGACACTACAAAATCTAGGAATCGTGATTGACCGAGATAAATTGCTAAAACTAATAGATCAAAGAAATAAACAACTACAGTTAGCAAAGGGAGGTTAAAGCATGATTGATTATGAATTAATAAAAATTAAAATTGATGGTAAAGATCTCCCTGCGCCGACTAAGTTTGAACCTGAATACGGTGATTTAGACAGTGACAGTTCGTTGCGCGATGTTAAAAAAGGAATCATGCATCGTATGCGTATTCGTTCTCGTGTGTTGAAGATTGCGCTGGCTTATGCCATCGATGACTTAGAAGTGGTTTCAGAAGTAATGAATATGCTAGAACCACCAGAGTTTATAGTCGAAACATTTGATATTAAAACGCTGCGGCGTAAAACGTACAAAATGTATTGCAGTAAATGTAAATTTAAGTATATCGCTATCGGTGATGGTATTTATAGCCAAGGCTACACCTTTGATTTAACGGAGTGCTAGAATATGAAAGTCTATATAAAAAAAGGAACTGCAACACCTGTTGAAATAACAGACCTGGTTGTATCGTTCAATTCGTCTAACAGCATGCAAGAGGATAGACTTTTGGGTAACACTCCAAGCATGATGTTGGACCTCGATTTAAACAATACAGATGGTGTTCTTAGTGATTGTGCTGGGAACACCTTTTTGATTGATCTAAAAGAAGCTGATAGTACGGAAATTCCGACACAAGAATTCATCGTCCAAGAAGCTCCAGAGAAATATACAAAAAAGTTATCATTAAATTTGTATGACGTGATGATTAAGTTTAACAAGCCGTACAAGAGCTCGTTAGCATACGAAAAGGATAAATATCCAACTATCTCGCAGCAATTAGATGAGATGTCTAATTTGGCTGGTGTGAGAATTGATAAAACAGGGTTATCAAATACTGTGCTGAACAAGAAAGCACAGTGGATAGATACAACAATAATCATGCGTGATTACATTGGTTGGATTGCTGAGTTAAGCGGTACAAATGCGCTTATTAATGAGTCGAATACCCTTGTTTTTAGAAATCTCTTTACCGCTGATCATGACATAGAATTTACATCAGATTTTGAAAAAACAGATCTGATAACCATCTCACGTGTTGCGTATGATGACGGTGTTAATTTGATTGCTTCAGGAAACGATACAGGGAAGACAATTTACATTGATGCAAACAATTCCTATTGCGATAGCCAAACCTATACAGATGCTATTTTGGCGAAGTATAATGGCCAATCATTCTACGGTATGTCAAGTTTAAAAACCTTTGGCAAAGATACGATTAGATTAGGTGATACGGCCACATATGATGGGAATAAGTGTATCGTCTTGAGCATTAAGCGAAAGTATGTAGGTACACAATCTGTTGTCGAACTTGATGGAGAAGTTGCACTAAAGAATGTCGATTCTGTTGTTACTAAGGTATCTGATAAAGTTAGGATCAAGCGTCTCCAGGTTAAAGTTGATCAAGATGCAAACAAGCTTGAAATTGTCGCAAAGAATCTTGAAGATGCAAAAGGTGATGTAGGTAATCTACAAGTTGAGACAAACAAGATTAAATCACAAGTTGAAAATATTTCTGCTGGAACAGTTTCTGGCACGCGGCAATATTATCTGCAAACTGCTTTGAAAGATACGCCATCGAAGAATGACAGCGCCTGGTCTACCACAAAGCCGCCATCAATAGCAGGGCAACACATGTGGTACATGCTTGCAGATGTTGTAAACAATGGTACAGAGATTAAGCATGAGCCTTTTGAACTAACAGGAATTAAAGGTGATACAGGACGTGGTATTGTTGGTAGTCCTACGCTTACATACCAGGCTAGTAACAGTGCAACCACAGTGCCTACAGGGCAGTGGTTAAATTCGATTCCATTAGTAAACGAAGGATATACCCTATGGACTAAAGCAACGTGGAAATATAGCGATGGCACATCGTCAAACGTGTATTCTCCATCGATTGCAGGTAAGACCGGACGAGGAGTTAAACAAGTAACGCCGGAATATTACCTGTCAACTTCAAAAACAGAACCAACAGGCGGAACTTGGAACGCAACACAACCAGAAAAGACCAACGACACGTGGATATGGACAAGATACAAAACCATCTTTACTGATGATAGTATTGGTTATTCCGATGCGGTCAGAGATGATACGCTAAATGGCTTGATTGATGTAACGGTTTCAAACAAATCAGCAATTGAACAGTTAAACAATTCTGTTAATTTATCAGTTCAAGAAACCACATCGATTAAAAAATCGTTACAATCAACAAATGATGATTTGCACGCATTGGAAGCACAGACACAACAATATGCAACTAAGGCGGAATTGCAGCTGACGAAAGATAGTATCAATCAAACTCTGACGGAAAAAATAGACGGTAAAACCGCTATTCTAAAACAAATCAAGTTGCAGTCTGACGGTATGCACATTCAAGGCAAAGAGGGCGCAACAACAGAACAGGTACTTGATGAGAAATCATCAAAAATCGTGGTTAATGGGAAAGTCATGGTTGATGTAAACTCTACCGAAACACGTGTGCAATCATTGAAAGCAGAGGGCAATTTTGCAACAGGTGCGCACAAGTTTAAGCGTGGAACATTAAAAGAAATTAGCGGTGAAGTAGTTGCATGCACGAATATTTATTGGATAGGCGGTGAATAGTTATGGCATATACAGGCAATGTACAACTAGTACCTCCAGCAGGTCGAGGACGGATGAACATGCATGTTGAATGGTATGAGGACAACATCAACATACAAAATAACACATCAGTAATTCATATTAACGGATATATAAATAACCCAGACGGTAATACTTTATGGGATACATACGGTAATGGATATGCAACGATACGCTTGTTTTGGATAGATAATCGACAAGGTGCGGTATATCTACCGACAGATAAAAACATAACTGTATTACACGGTAATGAGACAGTATATTTATCAGGCAATGTTACTGTTACGCATAATGGTGATGGAGCATTACTAGGATATGGTGGAATAGAAATCAATAAACACTCAAACTTAAGCTGGATACCAGAAAACTACGGGTTAAATACTGGTGGATATGTTGCATTAACAACGATCCCTCGAACAAGTGTTGTTAGTGAATATAGTAACTATCCGTCTAAAAATAGTTACTCTATGAAATTTGTACGGCAAAGTAATGCTTTTAGGGAACGACTGAGAATTAGCATTGTAAATGTTGAACAAATAAAAGTTGTTCAACCATATGAAAACGGAGCGGTTGTTTCTATGTCCGAAAGCGAATGGGACAGAATTTACGAACTAACCAAAAATCTTGATAAGGGTAAATGTGAAATTGGAATTGTTTTAGAAACATGGACTGCTGATTTTAAAACTAAAATCGGTGAAAGTGCTGAATATAAGCAAGAACTGACGATCACAGATAGCCCAACGTTAGATAGCATAGTTGTTACAGATGAAGGTATTGCAAAGACATATATACCTAATGTATATGAATGTATGTCTTTACTATCCAAGAAACGAGTAAAAGTATCAGCGAGTGCCAAAAAACATGCAACGATTAAATCAATAACTGTAAGTGTTGGAACTTTTAATAAGACGGTCAACACAGCAACAGCGGATGTTTTATTCGATGGTTTGACAAATGCGAGTGGTGAAATAACGTACACGATTACCGCTACGGACAGCCGCAATAACGTGGCAACGTGGACTCAAAAGGCTAAGTATCACCAATATGTCAGACCATCCATTATCAACTTGAATGTGGCTCGTAACGGTGCAGAAAGTAGTAATGGCGCAATCAGTGCAGATGGCGAATACTGGCAAGGCAAGGTTGGCAATACAACAAATGCCATCAATATCACGATTACAGGCAGTGCTACTGGTAATACATCAGGATTACTCAATGGTAATAAATGGTCTGCAACAAAACCGATTGGTGGTGCAAATCCTAACCAAGCGTACACATATACGCTGACTGCTACTGATAAGTTTGGACAGTCGATAAGTCAAGATATAACGCTTGCAATTGAAAAAGCACTCATGCAACTTGGGAAAACACAAGTTGACGTGAATGGTAACTTCACGGCAGAAGATTATTATTTCAAGAAAAACAACACTTATCAAAGAATGATAGATTTCTTTTATCCTGTCGGATCTATTCTTATGAATGAGAATACGGGCTATGATCCAAACATCATTCTTGGTGGTAAATGGGAAAAGATTGAAGATAGATTCTTAATTGGCGCAAGTAAAAACACACCTATTAAGTCACAGGGCGGTAGTTTCACTCACTCTCACGGTAGTCTAGATGGGAGAAATGGCAACCTTGCTGCTGCCATTGGTGCAACTAATAACAATCCTAATGCAATAGGATTTAAAGCTGTAAATGATACAAATATAGACGCTTTAGGTAACGCAACGTATGTAGTTGCCGGCACTAATATAGGATTCACCAATTGGAATCATTTTACTGCTGTTGTTGGCCAAACTGCCTCTGTTGCTATAGCACAACCTTACTATGCAGTAAACTTTTGGAAAAGAATAGAATAAGAAAGTGAGGTAAAAATGGAAATTAAATTAAAAGATGGTGGAAATTTTAAAATCAACTCATATCAAAAAGATAGTTTTGAAATGATAATTCCATTAAACAAAGTCTATGATACGGCTATTTTAATGAGCCAAAACAATGTTTCGCATGCTAAGATCATAGATTATAGTATTGGGAATGGAAACATAATTTATGAATTTGAAACTGTAAAAATGTTAGGTTTTGACACTAAAGTAATTGATAGTGATAATGTATCTATTAGGTTTACTTTTGAAGAAATTCCAGCAGCAGAAATGGAATTAGCAGAGTTACGATCTAGGATGGAATTACAAAGAACCGTGTTTTTGATTGGCATGAACCATGCAAGTCCTGAAGATGTGATACGACTATGCGATGAATTGGACACGTGGAACGGTTTTAAATTTCCCTATCGTAAGGGAGAACGCTTTAAATACAAAGGGAAACCGTATGAAGCAATCATAGACCATGTTTCACAGACAAATAAGTCACCTGATAAAGAGATTGCCTTGTATAAAGAAATCACAAAAGAGAATAAGCCTACTTATTTAGAATGGGAAAAAGGCAAAGAGTACAACAAGGGAGATAAAGTTATTTATCAAGGTAGCGTATATGAATGTACATGGGATAAAAACACAAGAGAGCCTACAGGTTTAGGCTGGAAGAAAATATAAATATTGCTATTAAGGCGACCAATAAGGCCGCCTTTTTAGATAGAAAAGAGGAAAAGAAAAATGAGAATTTACAACGTACCTGATGTTTCAGAACATCAACCAAATTTTGACTTCACACCTTATGCTGGTGGATATGCAATTCTGCGCGCTGGTGTAGCAAGCCGTGAAGACTATTCATTCAGACGACATGTTTCGGAGTGCCAACGTTTAGGAATCACTATCGGCGTATATTTCTATTCCTATGCGCTAAACACAGCACAGGCAATCGAAGAAGCACAACGCTTCCTATCCATTATTAGCGGCGTGGATATTGGGCTTGGTGTATGGCTTGATATGGAAGATGCAGACCATTATAAAGTCAATAATGGTGTGGCTATCACACACGATAACATTGCGCCTATGTCACGTGCATTCTGTGATGTTGTTGCTTCTGCTGGATATTACACAGGCGTTTATACATCGCTATCATGGCTTGGATACCTTGCACCTGAATGTGATCCATACGATAAGTGGGTAGCGGCTTGGGGAAACAACGATGGAAGCCATACAGTGGATACTTCAGCATACGGAACAATCCAACAGTACACTTCTAACTATGGAACATTAGACGAAAATGTAATCTTTGTTGACCCTAGTATCTATCGTACCGGTGTTAATGCAGAACGTCCTTCTACATATACACCATCTCCATATGAAGCACCTACAGTTTCTCAGGGAGATGTATACATTGTTCAACCAGGTGATACACTATCCGCTATTGCTCAGAATTTTGGTACAACTTATCAACAGTTAGCGGCCTTAAATGGTATTGAAAATCCTAACTTCATCTATCCTGGACAACAGATTGTAATTAATGGTTCAGCTGTATCAACACCTAACAATACTGGTGAAGAGTATTACACGATCCAACCAGGCGACAATCTATCATCGATTGCGGCTCGATACGGTACGACTTGGCAATGGCTAGCTGAAGTTAACGGAATTGCTAATCCGGATCTGATTTATCCAGGTAAGACAATTCGTGTTAGATAGGTGGTGATACGTATGATTCCAAAATTTGATGCTGAAATGATAATCACGTTTATCTTTTGGATCGCTGGTTCTATCGTTACAGTCGGTGGTGCTACAGCAATACTGGAAAGATGGACTGTTAAATTTAAGCAACCTGAAGAAAAACAGAATGCACGATTAGATGACCACGAAAAACGTATATGCAAATTAGAAACGGATCGTGATGATATGACCGAACAATTGCTTGATTTAAAAGAGATGAGCCGTTTGCAGTTGGCACAAATCTCCGCCATCGCAAACGGTGACGCAGATGCAATCAAAACAGCAAGTAATGCAATCTCAAATTATTTAAGAAACAAAATATAGGAGGAAAAGAAAATGCTTATTAAAAATAACAAGACTTATGATTTACTAAAAGAAATCGCACTAACTGTATTACCCGCTTTATCAGTATTGTACTTGGCGCTTGCCGGATTATGGGACTTGCCATATCCGCAACAAGTAAGTGGTACGATCATGGCGATTGATGCGTTCTTAGGCGCTATTCTTCACGTATCAAATAAGCAATACAAAGAAGCACAGGAAGAAGATA